TCAAAGGCAGCACTTTATGGATGCCTCCCAACCACACGCTGTTAAGCGCTGATTGCGAGTACTTCTATAAGAGACTTACTATCTCAAGAGTGCCTATATCCACTCTGTCAGTTCCCCTACCTAACTTTGTATCCTTTAATAAGATACCTAGCTGGAAGAGGGCACTGACGGCAGTAACGCTTGCTGCACAAATACTGCTATGATGCAGTGAAAGGCTCGGCTTTTCCGAGAGTGTTTTACTTTCTATTAGGATTTGACAATCATGTCTAGCATTGCAAATATTGCCATCGCCGATGGCGCAAGCACTCCTGTCACTCACACCTTCGTCCCTCTGCAGACGACTCCCGCTGCCGTATGGATGGACTCGGATGCTGCAAAAGCCTTTACGGCTTCGCAGTTTACGATTACCAATTCCATTAAGCGCGGAAACTCGTCTAAAGGGGTTGATCGCGTGAAGTTTACAGTTGTATTGCCTACCATGGGTACTGGTGTTTCCCTGCCTGCGTCCGAAGTAGATTATTCCGACACTGCAATCATCGAATTCATTTTGCCGAAACGAGGTCTGAAACAGGGGCGCAAAGATCTACGCACCCTTGTCAAGAACCTCTTGGCTGATGCACAAGTGATTGATATTGTCGACGAGCTTCGTTCGGCTTACTAACAATTCCGTTAGCGCCGATTAATTGTCCTCATGGAGGCTTATTATGAAGTCGTACTTCTTCGAACCCTTAGCTAAGGGAGATAGCTATGTACTCACAGACCAAATCGCGTCAATCTTTGCGAAAGCTGCTGGTCCCTATTCTAGAGAGCTTAATAAACTCGTCCAGGAAAAAGACTACGCGGGCCTCGTTAATCTTGAGCTCGATTATTCTCGGAGTGGCAACGCATCTGACGTATATGCCTCTCGACAAGTTTTAGCGCTTTACCAAAAGCGCGACGACCTGTCGATTGGCGTAGACAAAGAAGCTGTTGCTCTCTCGAAGTTTCTCGAGTGCGAACAAATTTGTAAAGAAACCAATTCCAGGCTGTCCCGTGGATTGTTGCTTGGGGATGAGAATCCCTACGTCGGTCGCGTATTTCACTACGCGCGTCGTAAAATTGCAGCAATTTTAGGAACTGTCCCGGAGCTGGCAGATTTACAATTTGCTTATGGTCCTGGTGCTAATACCAACTGTCGAAAAATAACATCGGCGCGTTGGAAGCTATCAGCAAAACCAGCCTGTTCTGCAAACATGATCAGTAGTATTGATGAAATACTATCTGAAATCCCTTTGTATCGTGACCTCCATTCGAAGTTTGAGTTAGAAATAGCTCTCACTGATGACTCAATTGAACTAGTCAATTCATGCGAGATTGTGGACGTTACAGTATCTCCTGGGGAATTAATGTTTGTTCCCAAGAGCGCGAAGACCCATCGCTCTATCATCGTCGAACCGTCCTTAAACTCTCTTGTACAGAAAGGATATGGGACGTTTCTAAAACAACGATTGAAGAGAGCGGGGGTCGATCTCTACGACCAGACGCGTAATAAGCGACTGGCGCAGAGAGCTTCGATTGACAATAGTTTAGCTACTATTGATCTTTCGAGCGCTTCCGACACAATTAGCAAGGAACTAGTTTCCCAGCTTCTACCCCTCGACTGGTACTTAAGGCTTTCGGCCTGCCGTACTAGTGAAGTGTTTTACAAGAATTGGGACGAGCCTCTTCATCTGCATAAGTTTTCCTCTATGGGAAACGGTTATACATTTGAATTGGAGAGTCTTTTATTCTATGCTTTGACATGGGCAGTGTGTCGAGTTGAAGAAATTCAGCCCTTTGTATCTGTTTATGGTGACGATATTATCTGTCCCACGAGCATTTACACGCGACTCTCTGAAGTGTTCCAATACTGTGGGTTCTCGATCAATGATCGAAAATCATTCATTACTGGTCCATTTCGTGAGAGTTGCGGGGCTGATTTCCTCAATGGTGTAAACGTAAGACCGTACTACCAAAAGACTACTTGGTCGTACAGCACCCTCGTATGTTTTCACAATAACCTCGTGAGAACAGAGTGGGGCCGGGCTTATCCTGAAGTTTTGAGTATGCTTCAAGATTTAGTACCGCCCCACCTCCGCCTTTACGGTCCGGATGGATTTGGAGATGGTCACTTTTTAGGTGACCACGACCGAATTCCTTGGAATCGTGATCGCGGTTGGGAGGGTTTCGTCTTTGACACTTTTATCCCATTAACTAGAGTCGTGAAATCGCACGCTCGCGGACACCGTATATTGCCAGTTTATACTGTTTATATAGGTGCTTCGCGAGAACAACGTGTTAATCATTTCTCTGTGCGTGGGACTAGAGCTGGTCAAAAACGCATACGCGTTTACAGGTTGGGTGGCTTCTAGCCATCTTATTTGGTAGAAATACCTGGAGGGGAG